TCTTTTGATGACATTTTGGGTGTCAGTGACCTTCAGGTGGAGGAAGTTGATGTTTCCGAGTGGTGGGGTGACGTTGCTTATGTTCGCGCCCTTGACGCGGAGGCATTTGGCATCTTTGTCGGGTTGTCTGACGGTGGCACTAAGTCCACCTTTAATGCCTCTGATGTTGCTGCCGTTGTCGCTCTGACGTTGTGCAAGCCGGACGGTACTCTGCTGGTTAAGCGGAGTGAGTGGAAGAAGGGTGCGAAGAAGCTTGAAGGTAAAAGCTTTGCGCCTCAACAGGAGTTGTATGTTGCTGCTCTTCGTTTGTCCGGCCTGACCAAAGACGCGCAGGACGCTGCTGAAAAAAAATAGAGAATGCCCCGCTCCTGCGCTTTGCGTTTCGCATTGCGCGGGATCAGGGCAAATCTCTGTCTGAGTTATTCGCATCCATGTCACCGCAGGAATTTGTCCTGTGGTTTTCCTTTTACGAGTTAGAGCCGCCGAATGAAGAACTCCGGTGGTTGATAGCCGGGATGCGCTCAGACATCTGGAATGCGTCTGGAAATCTCAAGAAGGGAGTCAGGGCTAAACCTGCTGACTTCATGCCTAAACCGAAACCGAAGCCTCTGAGTCCAGAGGAGTCGGTGAACCTGCTTAAAGAGATGCTTGGTGGCTAATCTTTCAACCCTCACAATTCAGCTTGATGGCAATAGCGCGAAACTCGTTAAAGAGTTAGCGAAGGCGCAGAAACGGACGGGGAAATTCTCCCAAAAGATGAAGCGGCAGATAAAGACTGCTGCCAAGTCTTTTGCTGTTTTGGGCGCTGCTGCGGGTGCTGCTGCCACTGCTATTGTCGCATCACAGTTGAAGTCGATTGATGCGCTTGCCAAGACATCTGACAAGCTAGGCATTACCACCAAGAACCTCGCCGGTCTTACTCAGGCCGCGAAAATAACGGGCGTTGAGCAGTCCGTGTTGAATAAGGCGCTCGTCCGTCAGCAGAAAGCGGTTGCGGATGCGAACAACGGGCTGGAAACCTATGCCCGTCAGTTCCGTGCGCTGAACATTGATACCAAAGAACTCGCAAAGCTGAATCCTGCCGAGCAGTTCAAAGTTATTGCGGATGCGCTGAACAAGGTTGAGAACCAGACGCAAAAGACTGCCATTGCTTATGACATCTTCGGTGGTCGCGCTACTGACCTGATTAACACCATGCGACTTGGTTCTGAGGGGCTGAATGCGTTTGAGGAAGAGGCGGAGTCGTTAGGGCTTGCCATTTCCCGCATTGATGCGGCTAAAGTCGAGTCGGCGAACGATGCAATGGTGCGGGCAGGTGGCGCGGTTCAGGGCTTGGGTAACAAGCTGACCATTGCACTCGCGCCTTACATCGAAGAAGCATCCTTGCAGTTCGTTGAAGCCATGAAGAACGGCGAGGAAATGGGTCAGGGTGTTTCTGATGCCGTAGAGTCTGCCGGTAAAGCGGTTGCGTTCGTTGCAGACGCTGTTCACGGCTTGGGCGTGGCGTTTCAGTTAGCCAATGCCATTGCGAATACTGCGGCGGCGGGGATGCTCACGGGCTTCTCGATCACCTTCACCGCGCTGACGAGTTTGGCGGAGGGTTGGCTTAACACCTGGTCTGCCATTCTTGACGCTGCGGGCAATCTGCCTGACTCAATGGGTGGTCAGATGTTCCGCGATGCTGCTGCTGCTGCTGATGAGGCGGCGCAGGGCATCCAGAATGCTCAGGATTATGTAGACGGTCTTGCTGACTCTGTGCGTGATAACGCTGCGGAGGCATGGACTGACCTGCACAATGCCGCGATGGAGGAGCTACCCTCTGTTGGAATTAACAAGTATTTCGACAATCTTGAAGCGCGGGCGCAAGCCGGAGCGGAGGCGATTGCTGCTGCCGCCAATGCCAATGTAAGCACGGCAGGGGGTGAGGTGCAGACTGCCCTCGCACCTCTGGATAACTCCGATTTTCAAGAGAAGCTGCAAGAGCGTCTTGCAATGCAGATTGAGCATACCCAACAGGCTCATGCTGCTGAGTTGGAAATGGACAAGGCTCTGGATGCTGCGAAGTTAGAACAGCAAGCCTTGACCGATGAGACTTTGATTGCAATGGCAACGGAGTACGCCACTCAAAAGGTCATGGCAGAGTGGGAAGCGAAGCAAGCCGCACTGGGTGAAACGGGTCAGCCGCTGTCCGAAGAGGACAAGGTGGCGCGTCAGGCCGAGATTGAAGAACAGTCTTTAGCTATTGCCGCAGACATGGCAAACCGCAGAGCGAAGATTGAAGCGGACAAGGCCAAAGCAATTCAGAAGTATGACCTCGCCACTATGAAGGGCAAGGTGAACACACTCAATGCGACTGCAAACGTCATGGCGGCATTCGGCAAGAAGTCAGAGAAACTTCAGAAGATTGCAAGCATGGCGAACCAAGCCATTGCGCTCAAGGATGCGGTGGTAAATACCGCGAAGGGCGTGACCAATGCCCTCGCAAGTATGCCTTACCCGGCTAACCTCGCTGCTGCTGCGTCTGTTGCTATCGCGGGTGCTGTTCAGATCGGCACGATTGCGGGCGCGGGTTACGGTGGCGGCTCTGGTGGTGGTTATTCCGGTGGTGGTGCTGTTACTCCTTCCTATGCGTCCGACAATGTTGCGGACAGTGAGGAAGTGACTCAGCGCAAGTCTGAATCAATGGTAACGGTGAATATCGCGGGCAACCTCCATGCTGACGAAGAGTACCTGTGGAATCAGGTCATTCCGGGCATTCAGGAAGCGGTCAAAGAGAAAGACGTTGTTTTCATTGATGCGGACTCCCGTCAAGCAGAAGAACTGGCGTTAGCGTAATGCAGATCAGATATACAGCACAAAGAAGTCTGAACACCACGGACAGTCCTGCTCATGTTGTTGATACTCAGTATACGATGACGGTCTACCTGAAGTCCTATGACCGGACTCGAAAAGCGGTAAAGACCTCTGTGCGCTCATTGTCCGGCATTGAGCAGACCACCTATCAGCGGGGCGAGACTACCTATAAAGCGCAGTCTATTCCTGTTACTGGTTCGGATGTTATCAACTTCCGCGAGTTCCTTGATTCAGTCGAGGACGGTTCAAAGTTTGAGTTTGATTCCGGTGACGGTCGCGGGTTCGTTCGGGTTCAGATAGAAGGCAAGGGATACACCGAGAAACGCGCCATTCAGAAGGGTGGTGGTGGTTCATCTGATTACTTCGCATTCGGGTGGAAGCATCGTGAGGTCTGATGATTGGGGGTCATTCGGGTCATACAGTTTCAGTGCAAACAGACAGCCGAAGTGCGTTGTCCGTGTGCTGTATGACGATGAGACTCTAAACTTTACGAGTCATTCCGGCCTTTCAAATCTGTCTGGAACTACGCTGGAAGAGGTGCTTTCGGGCGTTTCATCGACCTCGCAGAAAGTGTTTCCGATGGATGGACGCACTCAGATCGGTGGCGTGACGGTCAGACTGTTGGATAACAGTTCACCTTCGACCTTTACGGACAAGGTGCGTTCACAGCTTGCCTCTGTGGACTCTCCCCCTGATGCGGGTGAGTCTCTGCGTCATAAAGAGGTGCAGGTGTGGGTCGGTTATACCGATGATTTCTCCGACTTCGTTCAGGTTGTTACGACCTATGTGAACGAGGTCAGTCTGAACAAGGGTGAGTACACGCTTGCCTGTATAGACGTTACCCGTCAGATGCGTAAGAGCATCTTTGAGCAGAAAAAGACCCGTCTAGCTGCGAACCTGTCCGACCCGGACACCTCTCCGCAGTCAGATATTAGCGTGACCACGGTGGACGGTTTCGCAATGCTTGAGCATACGGGCGCATTTACTGATGCACCGAGTCAGACAGTGGGTTATCTGCGCGTTGTCGATACGGGCGAGATCATCCGTTATACGGGTATTTCAGAAAGCCCGTTAGCGTTTACCGGCATCACACGTGAAGTGTTCGGCACTGTCGGGGGTGCGGTTACGGTAGATATTGCCGAGGCGGAAGATCAGTGGCCTGAATTAGAAGAGTTTGTTTACCTTGAGATGCCCGCCCCGCAGTTGGCGTATGCCGTGATTACGGGTGAGGTGTTGGGTTCAAGTCCGACAATCACTCTGCCGGAACACTGGCACATGGGTATTGACACCGCGCAGGTCGAAGCGTCCGAGTTTTCTGATATTGGTGATGACCTTTACTACGATGACGAGAGTGGGGTGATTCTCCGCTTTGAGCATCTGAAAAAGACGGACGGAAAGAAGTTCGTAGAGTCCGAGATTCATCGACTTGTGGGGACGTATTCCCCTGTAAACCGTGACGGTAAGCTAGGGTTAAGACGGATTAACCAAGTGTTGTCCGATGCTTCCCCGGTGATTTCGCTCAATGAAGCTCACGTTGTCAATCATTCTGCCTTAAAGCACAAGCAATCTGACGTTGTAAACCAGTTCCGCATTGACTATCAGCCGAGTGCTGAGAGGTATCTGCGTTCTCTGAGTCTGACCGATGCGGACTCCATCAGCCGGAATAACACGGTCAAGGAGAAGGTGCTGAAGTTCAAGGGGCTGCACAATGCCCGCCACACTCAGTCAGTTATCTATTCGCTGATTAACGGTCTACAGGTGCGCTACAGAAACGCACCGGAAGAACTATCTATAGATGTCATGCCTTATCTCGATGTACTTGAGGCCGGGGATGTTATCAAATTAACGCTTGACCACCTTCAGGACTTCTCAAGTGATGGCACGTTAAGCCGCGCCTTTGAGATTCAGAGCGTCCGTATTGATTGGATGAAGGGAAAGGTCACGTTGGGGCTGTTCGGTTCGTCCGGTGAAGAAGGCGACCCGCTATTAACTCCCCCTGCGCCTGTTCTCGCTGATGCGTTTTACACCTCAAAGGGAACGGACTTAGCCTCAATCTCACCGAGCATTGTGGACGGTTCGGGGCATATCACTGCTGACTGCACCTTAACGGGTGACGCTGATATGACCGATGCGGGTGCGGTCTATTACTACGATGGTGATTTGACCATTGATAACGGTGTGACCGTCACCATCACTGACAATGTTCAGTTAAGGGTGAAGGGTACGCTGACGGTCAACGGTGAGGTTAACGGGGTAGGG